AGTAGTGAACTCCTCAAATACCAATCGAAACTGAAATCTAAAATTAAATCATGAAGTGTCTGATGAATATGATTGCTGCAATTGCGATTATTGGAGCATTACTTGCTAGCTACAGATTTGGTATGGCTGCAACTAAGAAAACTTGTCAATGCCTCCCTAAAATTGTCAAGATATCTGGGAAGTATTTGCTATGTGCTGATGACTGTGTGATTAAGCCTGTGACTGATAAGGCTTTTAACAACAGCTGCAGTCATATGTCTGAAATAACAATAATTGAATGCATGGGCAAAAGAATCATGGCTTCTAGGCCAGATAGCACCAATCATGACAGCTATTCATGGTTAATATTCATAAGCAAGCTACTGAAATTTGCAACATGTTTAGCTGTATGGTTGTTCGTTTCTTTAAACAAATATCCAATATTGTTATCTGCTTCAATCATGCACAGGTTCATTTGCAGATTTGCAAAGGGTGCAACTAAAAAATGTAACCAATGTAATGGTCAATATCTTCTAAGTCATATTGATTGCCCTGTGCCATCATTCAAACTTAGGACTGATTTAAACTTGGTTTATTACATGGTTATTGTTGTGGTGTTGTTAATAACTGCTGTCAAAGCTGAAGATAATAATGTCTATAATTATTATTATCATGGCCATGCTACTGAAATTCAGTTATTAGACAAGGAGCATTATTCCCAGGATTTTAAAGCTAATGGATTACATTATAATTTCTATGTTGAAAACTCCCATTTGGTGTACAACTATGTGGAATATAGCAACATAACAAGACCAGTAGCACACACTTTTGGAGATATGACATGGTCTTGTCGTGGAATTGATGGCTGCAAGGAAGAATTCCAAGGTAAGTTTAACAAGCAGACTGAATTTGCAATAAAAAAAGTAAATGATGGCTTCTCTTGTGGATTCACTACAGCAACTATTTGTGGCTTGTGTACTTCAAATCATATTCAAGTTGGTGTGAGAGTGAAAGTGATAAGTGTAAAGCCATACATAGATATAAGAGTCAGGAAGGGAAATAAGACCAGTTTGATTGTTATACGGGAATTCAATAAGTTTTATCAAGATCCATATTATGTGAAACCCATTAATCCAACTTCGATTGAAAATGTAGATTATCTGGTTTCAGGTGTTGATGTCTATACTGGACAGTTTTGCAACCAGCCCAACACAGATTGCTTTGGACCAAACTATATAAAGGATGGGTCACACGTGAAACTACATACACCAAAAGTTATCGATCCTCTAACCCATGATAGAGAAGTGATCCTGGAATATTGTGATTATCCATACCACGCTGATCTGCATGACTTGAAGAAGACTGCAATGGTTAATCATAATGGGGTTATCATATCGCCACATGATTTTGGCTTAATTTCTATTGGTATACCACATCAAGGTGAACTATATGGTAACTTCTGCAAAGATGAAGTGCCAATACACAAAATAGGAATAGAAGGTTGCTATGACTGTGAATCTGGTTTCACTATTGAAGTGTTTTACCATTTGAATGAAGTCTGTGGAACAATAAACTGTGATGTAGGTGGCATGATCCAATCATATTTTGCTGATCAAGAAAGTAATAGCATCAAATTCCATTCTTTTTTTGACAAAGAATCGGTTATTATTAATTGCAATGGTTATAGACATTCCTATAAGTTGTTAAAGTCAACTGATAGCACGGTATACAGCAAAATGAATTATTTAGACCATAGTCCTTATGGTTCTGGAGTTGATTGGCAATCAATGATAAGCTTAATATCATGGGATTATAAGAAGTCAATTTTAGTGATTTTAATGGTAATAGTGTCATGTTATATGATATATAGGACCATAAAGAACATTATGTCTCATATGAATACAATACGGAGGTATAATGAAGTAGGTAGGCAAAAGAAGACAGATGAGCCTAAGTACAACTCAGTGCTTGTGGAGGTAGAAATAGGTGATGCTGATTAAGGAACTGTGTTACTTTGAATGATAGCTGCCTCATGTTTATGCAAATTGTTCGCATGGGGGATAGTCAATCTACTAGCTGGTCAATTGACAACTTGCACAAATGCTATAAGGTTGTTCCAATCCAGTAAATTAGTAGTGCGGCTAAACAACAGCTATCCAGTATGTGTTTCTCATTATGGGTTTCTCATATATAGATTTTAGGAAATGGTTAATTTTGTTTGTATTTGAGGAGAACACTACT